ATGAATCAAGATAAATACTTTTTTTCTCAACTTTCCACTTTTTTGAACAGAACTCAGTTTAATAACTACGTGCGTAAATACGATAGCAACCGTTATGTGAAACATTTCACTTGCTGGAACCAGTTACTTGCAATGATGTTCGGCCAACTCAGTAATCGTGAAAGTCTTCGTGACTTGATTGTAGCTTTGGAAGCTCATCAAGGAAAGCGTTATCATTTGGGGTTGGGTCGTGAACCCATTGCGAAAACCACGCTTGCATCAGCCAATCAGAATCGGGATTACAGAATCTTTGAAGACTTCGCTTTCTACATGATGAAGGAGGCATGCGAAAAACGAGCTACTAATCTCCTGGATGTTCCAGGAAGAAAGTATGCGTTTGATTCCACTACGATTCCTTTATGTCTAGCTACATTCCCTTGGGCGAAGTTTCGTAAGAAAAAAGGTGGGGTTAAAGCTCATGTCCTTTATGACATAGAAACACAGGTCCCTGCCTTTTATACGGTAACTACAGCATCCAAACATGATTCAACTGCAATGTCTGCAATTAATTATGAGCCAAATGCCTATTATATATTCGACAGAGCGTATGACTCGTTTAAGGACCTTTATCGGATTCACCTTACAGGTTCTTTCTTTGTAGTCAGAGCGAAGTCAAATCTAAAGTGCAAGTTCTGTAAATGGAAGCGTAGAATGTCGAAAAATATCCTTTCAGATGCGGAAGGGAAACTGATCGGGTACACCTCTGAAAAGAAGTATCCTGAATCATTCAGAATCATCCGTTTCTATGATGAGGAGGATGAACGTGAATTCACTTTTCTAACGAATGCTAAACATATATCCGCATTTGATGTTACCAATCTTTATAAAAAAAGATGGCTCGTTGAACTGTTCTTTAAATGGTTACAACAGCACCTCAAGATAAAAAGGTTCTGGGGTACCACAGAGAATGCAGTTCGAATACAGATAAGTGTTGCTACATTAACTATTGTTTGGTGGTTATTGTCCAATATGATATGCAACTGAATCGTTCAACCTATGAGGTCTTACAGATTCTTAGTATCTCATTGATGGATAAAATTCCTTTACAACAACTGTTTAATAAGACTAATTTCAATGATGTCAAAGAGCAATTTAACCCCCTTATTCCGAGATTATTTGATTGACTATTAACTCATCCCGATTTTAACGGGACACTAATGTTCTCGATATATTCTTTATAACCTCTTGAATCTTTATACAATTGTGCGATTTTCAAATCATCCGTTTCATTTTTCAAAGAATATGGTAATTCTTTTTTAAGTCCTTGAATTAATTCACTCCACATAGGTACACCGGAATCCGCAGACACACCTGCACCCACAAACATAACGAGCTTACCCTGTTTACTTGCTTCTTGTATATGCAATATATTTGACAATTGTATGTTTTCCATATGAAAATAAGATATTAATTATATGAATCTGTTTAACTCTTCTACTAACAAATAAACAGTAGTGGAAGACTCTTGTTGTGCTGGGTTATTCCCATCAAATTGTTTTATAATAGTTTTAGCATGATTAATAGCTTGTTCTTGTTTAGGGAATAAAGCATTAAACATTTTAGAGCTTACACCCGACTTCTTTGTATAAGCAAATCCGAGCAAAGTACTCAACATTTTTTCATATCTGGAACGATGCAAAGCCCCTTGATACAGATTAAAGTGAAGTAAGAACCAAAATTCAAAGGCCTGATTACTATAAGCCACTTCAAAACCATTTTGGCGTGCTAATAGTATAGCAGAGTTAAAGTCACTTTCTGGAAAATCATCTTTGTCAAAGACCACCCAATTCTGATTGTATGTCCTTCCTTTTTGCCTTTCCTGCTCTTTTATATTGATAGCTTTCTGTACTAATGCTAATGTTCCCATGCCTTGACCGATAGCTTTCACATTGGCAGAAGTCAAGCGGAAAGCATTAAAATAGTCCGGCTCAGTATTAACCCCTTCGCAAATAATTAGAAATGTTTGTTTCACTTCACGCACACCACTAATACGGGTTATTTTTCTTTCGATACGCGGATTTATATTTTTCCTTTTTGTAGCCGCCATAGTTTATTTTTCTTGCGTATTAAACAAACGGGTTAAATCTCCGACAATTGGAATAGCTCCGTACTTTCCGGATAAGTAATCTTTTTCAAACGAAGCATCATTACGAACTTTATACTCTGCTAATGAATAAAGTTCGGTTGCCCCATAACGGTCTTTTTGTGTGAACCAAATCTGATCCCGTCGGAATATATTAGCACTCAACAAATTAGTATCGTGAGTAGTGAAAATCAATTGAGCATTTTTCGGATTTGTTTCTTTTGAATTAAACAAGGCAATAATTCTACACGTAAGAAGTGGATGCATCTTAGAATCAAATTCATCTATAATCAGACGCTTTCCATTATCCAAAGCATCAATAATAGGATATGCTAAAGAAAAATACTTTATTGTACCTTCCGATTCATTTTTCCTGAATGGGAAAGTAACAGCTTTGACTTCATTACCTTCATCATCGTACTGCGTATGCGTACTGACAATAGTATTATCAATTTTTTCAATATTCTCAATACCTAAATCAGCATAGCGTGAAAACTCTACGATTCTCTGTTTCATTTTGATGTCATCCAGTTGGATGGTGGCGGTATTCCATATCTTCTCATCATTAGAACCAGAAATAATAGTGGTATCGTTCAACCATTTCATTATCTCCACTGCTGTCGGATCATTAAATTGTGCCGCAACAGAAAGCAATAATGCATTCGCTCTCACCATTCGTTTACCTGCAAGCTCTCTACCAACGACAAACTTGGTATGAATATCGAAGCTATCTTTTTCCCGGTAGAATAGTTCCACCTCCTTAGCTCTCTTTTTATTAGCTTTTTGATAGAGCCATTCCGAATGTACCAAAGAATTATCAGCTTCAAATCCATAACGATATTGATTATCTTCATCACAGAATATGGCTTCAAAATAACTTGGTTCACCCGCAGTAAGTGAATTTAACCGAAAACTTTCTATATTAACACGTTCCCCCGCCTGAATATCCTTTGATGAATTTATCACATACCATTTAAAGAACTCAAAAGCCTTAATGAAATTGGATTTACCGGATGCGTTGGCACCGTAAACCACCGCACTTTTCATTAATGACAATCCGGTAGTCCCTACACTAAAAATTATATCTTCAGCCGGAACCTGTACTTCTTTCAAAGCCGATGCCGCTAATGACAATGTAAATTGTTCTTTAAAAGATAGAAAGTTTCCTATTGTAAATTGAATAATCATATTTTAATTGCTTTATTCGAGATTTTATCACAAATATAGCTTTTATTTTTCAGAAAAGGACACCTGTCAGATGAATTATATTATTTTATGCCTAATAACATGTATTCCTACTTTCATTTTCAAATTTTCGGCAGTATTTACCTGTTACTACCAAAACTTTGAAAAAATATCCCGCCCTATCATCACGACAGTATGGGATACACCCACAACGTCAGGTTATCGGCTAAATCTGCTTAAATGGAAATTATAACAACCTAAATATCTTCTGTAGGCTCGTTCTCATCATCGCATAGCATGCCATCCTCTGTACGTTCATCTTCTTTACATTCCTTCGTTTTACCTTTCCCTACATTCTCTCCATCGAAATACCTCCGTATAAACTCGTGCAAGTCCTTCTCCCCATAATACGTCTTATGCAGGATCGTGTGATACTTCAACCCATTATCCCTATACCGTTGCAACGTCCGTTTGCTGATGTTCAGCAACAGGCAAACGTCCTGGTTATCGTAAAGCCGTTCCCCGTTCAGGTAATTTTGCGGCTTCTTGTTCTTCTTGTCCAGTACGCCTACAACTCTTTCCACTTGTTCAAGCAACCGTTCCATATACGCCTCGAATGTTTCTTTATCCAATGGTATCATAACCCAGCCAGTTTTAAATTCCCGATGATATAATAGCTCTGGTTCGACGGGTCTTTCCGTATGATTTCCTTCTCCCGCATGAACTTGATATAACTTTTCGCCGTGCGTTCCTTCACGTCCAGTATCGCTTGAATCTGTTCCGCCAAATCCACATAAGTGATAAAGTCCTGCCGTCCGAAAATATCCCGTGCCACTGCCACAAGCTCATCCTCTTTCCGCTTCTCCTTTTCCTCTTTCGGTTTTTCTCCCAGATACACATGCATCCCGGCATTCTTATCCCATGCAAACTGCATAATAGGCACATCCAGCGGACTGCCGTCGCGCACCTTCAGCGCCTTCACCACCGACACCGACGGATCAGTATCTTTCTCAATAGAAAGAATTGCCGCCGCCTTTCGTTGCAACTCACTGCCCAAATGCCCCCGCAATTTCAGCCCCGAAGGAATAAAATGCAGGATAGTAACGATACAAGTATTGTAAATCCCCGCCAGCCGATACAATTCCTCCACCACGGCAATACTTTCCGTTTCATCATTTGCACCCTTAATCAAGTCTGCAATCCCGTCGATCACCACCATGTGAATCCCCCTGAACTGATAATGAAACTTATCCATACTTTGGATAATCGCCTGCAAACGCTCTTTCCGGCTCATTCCCGTCAGGCAATACGCTTTCAGGTATTCCGGCATCGTTTCCCGTCCGCAACGCCTTAAAAGGGTTGTAATGTTCTTGTACGTCTGCACCTCCGACTGTTCCGTATCATAAAACAGAATCGCCTTCCGCTTGCTGTTTTCACAGACCGACACCCCCAACGTATCCATCACCTTATCCTTATTCTTATCGGATTGTCCGATGGCACCGGCTATTAATGCCGTCACATAATTACTTTTTCCGGTTCCCTCACCACCGGTAATACAGAGGATATTCCCTTGCGTGCCTAACGGCACATCATTCACCGACACAACCATTTGTGCCACGGGCGGCGGATTATTAAAATCCACCTCACAAGATTTCAGAGCAGACATAGTTTCACTGTATATTGTATCCAGATAATCCAGAAATAGTTTAATCAAATCCTCCCGGCTATTTCCCAAACGGAAAAAGTCCGAAATATCCTTTTCCACCTTCGTTCCCGCCAGTGGTAGCAACAATCGTTTCACCCCATAGTTCTTCAACGCCAGTTCTTGTTTTGCCGAACTGTCCAGCCCCGCTTTATCCACATCATAGAGTAGGACAATATGTTTGAACCGGAAAGAGAGCCTATGAATAATTCCCACAGGAATAGTCACCGTTTCCGAATTGAAGCAGATAGCATGGAACCCGTAAACCGTCAGGCTCATCACGTCCTTCTCACCACCTGTAATAAAGAGCAAATCCCCCTTAGCAGGCAACTGTTCCAACCCGAAGCAGTAATTCTCCCCAAAATCCCCGGCATATAAAAAACGCATCTCCGAGTGCGGGCGGTACACCTTCACATATTGCTTCGCCGTATATCCGAACACCGGTTCTTTATCCGTCGCCGCAATGCTGAACGGTTTCCCTTCGTTATTTTCACTGCTGAACTTCTTCAACGAAACCACCCGGAACAATTTCAGCACCTCTTGCGTGATACCGCTTTCTCCCCAAAAGGCAAGTTCCGCAGCCGTAAAGCTCTTTTGCGCCAACGTATAAGGTCTTGCTTTCTTCCTTTTCGATACATGTGTAACTTCCGCAATCACCGGAACAGGTGTAGTAGAGGAAATTCTCATTTCAGGCTTGTCAGATAAGCCCAAGTGCATATCCCGGTCAATGATAGCCAGTATTTCCACAAAGTCTTTAGCCTCTTTACAATTCAACCCGTTTAGCTTGCCGACCAAGGCAAAACAGTCCCCTGAATAATCATCATTCCCAAAATCCTTCATTTTGTACATTCCGTTTCTTCGGTCAAAATACACATTACACGAAGCCTTGCTATCTTTGTACAGCGGATTTAAGAAATTACGTCCGAGCTTAAAAGGAAATGGGATATAATACTTGAAAACCGCCAAGCCTTTATTTGTTAGTAGAAGAATATCCTCTTTATTCATTCTCATTATCATTCAAAAAATAATTCCTCCGAAAATTCTCTCTGTCCTGTGGTTTGCATTTGATGATGCGTTCATTCAGTCCACGTTCTATTTCCGAAAGTTTATAAAGGCACCGTCCTCTCAACATAGAGTAGCTTATCAGGTTTTCGTTTCTCAATCGTTGTAATGTGCGTGTACTTATATTCAGGGTATCCGCCACCTGATTACTATCCAGCCACACCTCATTTTCCTCTTTAGGCATAACTTGTGCCTTTGCCACGAAGTCGGCTATTCGCTGAATTTTCCCGATAAGGTCTTTATACACCTTGCTATCCATTGTTATTACTTCCATATTACAGTTATCGTTTTAATTTGCTGCAAAGTTCATCCAATAGTGCCGGAGCATTTGCCAACTTGTTACCAACTTGGCATAACTTTTTTTCAATATCTGAATATGGAGCATAGCGGGAGGGAGGTACAGTGCAGTCAGAATCTGGTAAGCCTATACTTATGTATATAGGCTCGCACCAAGTATTCAACATCATATCTGAATTCAATATTGTATAGTTGTGTACCCTAATAAAATTTGCTGGAAGATTTATTCTATAAAATAGTGTGAACAACAGTAGGCTATCTCCTACCATAGCCAATCTCATTTTGCAAATTTGACTTTTCAGAAAACTTCCAAAAAACTTTTCAGAAAAGCAGCACTGGCAATCCCCCCTTGTCCCCATAAATAGTAGAGTGCCAGAAACACCACCGAAAACAGTTTGGTAAACAGAATATTGGAGAACAACCCGGCGGTATGCAGGAAGTTCAACAGGCTTATCAATCACCCCTATATTGATACCCATTTCCGGAACGACTGGTAACAAAACCAGTAAATGTTAATCACCACAAATAAAATACAGATAACCCGCATAAAATCCATGACCTTTGCCAGCCCTCTTAAATCATTTTCATTCTGCATAATTGATCTGTTTAGAATTAATAAATACGTCTTTTTTTCTTCTGGGGTGTCGAAAATTGGCTGTAATCCATTTAAGCAAAACGTTAGTAAATGCGGGAGATTCGTTTAGTATGGGCAAATATTGCCTGTGTAGGAAACAGCGGGCTTACGACAGGCTACCATCCGCACTATGAAATCAGGAAAGGCAACCACTTTTTGAATCCGACAGAATGGTGCTGGTGTTTGCTCGAAGTATTAAAATCTCAATAAGCAACTTTAGGCAACTTGCGGAAAAATACTTGATAAATAATTTCATCAGGTGTTCTTTTATAGGTAATTTTGCAGAAAATTTTAATTGCAACTTTATGGATGACAAGCGTTATCTCAATTTAGAAACATTAGGCTTCTATATGCCCAATATGTTCCATTTGCACATAAGAGGATCTGTTGATTTATCGAAATGGAAAGAATGGGATAAAGAAACGCAATGTACTTTCTTCCATGAATATATCCATTTCCTGCAAGATATAATGACAAGTACTGGATTATATAATATTTATGTAAATGGAGAATACTTGTCTTATGCTACAAATCACGTCTACAAACTACCTAAAGGAGAATTTGAAAGACCAATCACACCAAAACAGGGAGTTGATAATGTAGCATATAATATAGCTATAAATAAATTTGTCAATGGACAAATAGGCTTGCCTGAACATGTTGACGTAAATAATTTTAAAATAACGGGGAAACCGATTGTTAAAGACAATATTAAAAACTATAATGGGCAACAAATCAATCTAAAAAAAATATGCATTCCTTTTTCTGACAATGGAAACTTCCGTCTTTTTAGATTAGGTGGTTATCATATTAGTGAAAGTATGGCATATTTAGCTGAACAGATTACTTATGGAAATCCTTACATGGCTAAATCGCCCAATTATCCATACTGTATTGTTAAGCAATTAGTCGATTATTATATTCCTCAATTAAGCGATAACAAACAGTTTTTATTTGCATTATGCGACTTGGCGATGAATTATTCCCATCCAGCAAAAGTGCTGGTTGATTACTTGGAAATAATTGAAAAAAAGGGAATATATACAAAATGGGAGGATATTATAGGTGATTTTATTTCAAATAGCATAAACGTTTCGGGAAATGGTAATACTTTTTCGTATATTGATGGACTCTGTGAAATAAAGAATATGGCAATTAAAAGTCTTAACAAGCGATTTGCAACTATAGACCATTATCTTTTAAGAAAGTGGATAAACATTATTATTGAAACGGCTTTCGAATGGAGAAAAAATGACCCTTTGATTTTATCAAAACTTGTTTCAGGAGGTCAATTGGAAAGTAATAATGTATTTAATGATTTTATTACTTTAATAGGAACGCCACTTTTGTCTAACAGTAAAAATGAAACGTTTTTTTACAACAGTATAGACAAGAAGCTAACTAAAAGAAAACTGGCATGTATAACAGCCGCAGGCAGTATTATGTATATCATGAAAGGATTCAATGATTGCGATTTATACGAGTACTGTAAGGCTGACAATAGATGTGTAAGTGAAACTTGCAAAACAAAACCGTGGAAAAAAGCCCGTTTTCTATGTGCCTGCCCTTTTGGACATTTGTGGTATGGCTGGAAATTAAAAGAATATTTCCCAAAAATCAATTAATGAGAGCGGCTTTTTGTTTCTTTTTTACCGCATTATCTTTGGCTCATGGAAAAAGAAACGGGTGGAAAACCCGCCCGCACCTGTATTAGTCAATCCCCATCTCGAAAAGGTCATGAAAGAAGCGCAATATCTCATCCCGCTTTAGAGTGTCCCAATACAGGGAGCGGGGTGATAGGTTTCAATACGCCCGATTTCATAGCCCATATCCTCTTTTGTGAGCCGTTGCCCTGTTCCATTTTCGTTTGGTACTCGCCAGCAAATTACCCTTTCTTTGGCTTCTTTCCAGTTATTTTAACTGCTCCAACATAAAAGGCATGGTCTGCGATGGTCTTTGCCTATGATGTGACCGGATGAGGTCTTAAAAGGGCTGTTTTTGCACCTTTCGCATTATTCGATGGCGGCATCAAGGTTAGTCTGTTGTGGATTAAGGAATCAGATAGCATTACAAAATTGATAATTTCTTCTATTTAACCTGTAACAATTCCTTAAACACCTCAAACATCCTTGGACAATCCGGTGCAATGTGCAAGCCTATACCTATATATAGGCTCGCACATTGCACTGGAAAAATATTTTTATCTATTTAATACTCAAATGGTTTGGTAGATTAAAATGAAAGTTGTAGTTTTGAACCCAGAAAGTTAAGCAGACATAACGGTGTCATAAGCAGACAAATCAACATTTTGGAAATCGTTACTAAATCGTTACGGTACGATTTTAGTAGTTTAGAAAGCGTTTGTGTTTCAAACACATACAGCCATAAAGTGAAAATCCCAGGCGGATCACTGAAAGACAAGTCAAAACAAGACTTAAAGAAGACAACTCCTACAATATCAAGGTATTGCAGGAGTTTTTTCTTTGTATATGTCCGTGACCAAAGACACCAAAAGGTCACGAAAAGACACACTTCTATGACCAATTCGTGACCAATACAAAAGCATGGAAAAATAGGTCACGGAATGTCCCAAAATGGCTAATCTCTGTCCACATTTGTCTACCCTGCAAATATCTCATTTACAATCAATAAAATTAATTTTGCAACTAAAAAAATGAGATTATGAGGACTACTTTCAAGCTCCTATTTTTCGTCAAGCGAAATGCAGCGAAAAAGAACGGTAATGCACCAATTATCGCGCGTATCACCATCGACCAAATTGTGTCGCAGTTCAACACACAAATGGAAATAAACCCTGCCAACTGGAATGTCAGTACAGGAAAGGCTTCCGGTAGAAGTGCAGAAGCCGCAAGTATTAATTCAATGTTAGACAGCATCCGCAGTACCGTACACCAACATTACCATACTCTATTGGAGCAAGACGGTTATGTGACCTCTGAACGGGTAAAAAATGCCTTTTTAGGTAAGATTGAACGGGGTAAAACATTAATTGAGTTCTTTGAGATGCACAACGAGCAATATCTTCAAAAGGTAAAAATGAACACTACCGACAAAACGTATTCACGTTACGAACTAACAAAGAAACGTCTTATCGAGTTTATGAAGTTCAAGTATTCGGTTTCGGATATGCTTATCAAAGAGATAAATGTTGTGTTCATTGATAATTTCCTGTTGTTCATCAAAAACCATCATGGATGCAGCCACAACACAGCGATGAAGTTTATACAGCGTTTCCGCACGATTATAAACTTTGCCAAGAACACAGGGTTGGTTACTGCTGATCCTTTCGGGAATTATAGGGTTAAGTTTGAGCAAACCGACAGGGATTATCTGACGATGGAAGAGATAACCACCATCTACAACAAGAAGTTTGCTTCTAAAAGGCTGGAACAGGTACGAGATTTATTTGTGTTCAGTTGCTATACGGCTCTCTCGTACATTGATGTATGCGAACTTACCCAAGAAAACATTCGCACCGCATTTGATGGCAATCTTTGGATTATGACCAAACGCCACAAAACCAATGTTGCATCTAACATCCGACTGCTTGATGTGCCTAAAGCCATTCTTGAAAAGTACAAAGACCAGTTACCAAACGGGATGATTTTGCCAATTATAAGTAACCAAAAAGTCAATGAGTACTTGAAAGAGATTGCGTCTATTTGCTCTATAAATAAGAGCCTTACATTTCATGTGGCACGTCATTCATGCGCGACTTCTGTCCTGATAGCCAATGGAGTACCGATTGAAACGGTATCTAAAATCTTAGGGCATACCAATATTAGAACCACTCAAATCTATGCACGAATTACTGATGTGAAGGTTAGCAATGATATGGAATTATTGGTGCGTAAATTAGATATGGCTAAATGAATTTCAGGTGACTGAAATTGGTTATCGTCAGATAACAGCAGCAAGGTGTGTTCAGAGCTGCTGAGATTAATTCCAGCAGCTCTGAACTCTTTTAGAAAAGCACTCCAAAGTCGTGTTTCCAATGAAAGAAAAATTACTCAAATAAACATCTTTTTCGCTCATCGGGACGGGTGGTCCCGCCCCTTGCCGCTGGGCGTTCCCCGACCGATGAGTTTTTAGCATTGTATTGAAATATTGTTTTCTTGAAATATTGTTTTCTTGAAATATTGATAGCTTGATTTATTGACAACTTGTTTTCTTGCTTTCTTGATTACAAGATGTCAAGATTGCAAGGCTGTATGAAAGTAAGACTGAAAGAAAGAAAGGTAGGTAAACATCATTCTATCATTCATGTATAGACAAAAAAATATTTTCTCTTTTCAAAAGTCCATGTAATTTATGAGGGACTTGCGAAAAGAGAAAATAATCGGTAGAACCTTAAAGGGAGATTAATTGTCGTTTTCGTCCATCTTCCGAAGGAGTTTTTCTATTAAGCTGTTGAGGAAGGCTGTTCTATCCCTTTTGCGCTCCCTGATGGTGAGATAAGTACGATAGTAATCACCTAAGTCTATTTTGAAAGACGCTTCTATATAGGTCATTATTTCCTTTATGTCGGTATTTCCATTGTTCAGTACTCCGGCAGCATATATGGCATACCCCAATTCAATGGCAGCAATCTTTGTGCCCGTCCATCGAAATGGGTTATCAGGAAGAGAAGCTCGACTAGTTTCTACTACTTCTATCCTTTCTACGTCTTGTAATCGCTGTTGCAGGTAAATTTCTAGCATATCATAAGCCAACATCTTGGCTACTCTATGATCACAGCAGGTAGAAAACAAAGGATCTTTGTCCAATAGCCCACAATTATGGCACAACTTGTAGTTCTCATGCCCTCTAAGGAAATAGTATCGGTCTAAATGTGTCGCTTTAGAACGATAATACTGGTAAAAATCAAGATTGTTGTTGCAGAAATCTGTTATTGTAGTCTGTTTTTTCTTGTAATACTCCTTAACCACTTCTTTATTACCATTAGGCTTTCTCAATTCAAGCGTATAAATATCATTGTAATATATTAATTTACTTAGAATTAATGGTTTAATGTTTTTGAAGAAATCTATTTCTTCTTCATTATTCAGAAAGCTATATTTGTGAATATACTCTCTTAACTCTTCAAACAAAGGTCTGATGAAGTTAATCATATGCAGAGCCTTATCAGAAGGTATATCATTATCAATACAGGATGCTTCTATCTCTGCATTGATTTTAGTTCTTATTTCATCTGAAAATTGCTTCATTTAAATATGTTAATTATAAATACAAGTAAGTTACTCTATTGCATCTTCAATTATTTTTTTGTTTATAGGGTGTCCATGTGATGGAAAAAGCACAGTAGCCCCCAAGTTTAAGAGTTTTCTTAAACTATGCTTAACTTGTGAATAATCTTCTGCTTCTATTGGAAATGGTATATTCCCTATAATCTTCATGTTAGACATATTCATTACTAAATCTCCAACATAAGTATTTCCATTATCAAGCAATACAGAAATAGAGTCATGAGAATGTCCAGGAGTTGTAATTATCTTCCCTTGAACACCAATATCTCTTAAAATATAATCATCAATATCAGAATTGACTATAATATCCAATTCGTTAGGATTAATGGCTGGATATTGATATTTAATAAAAGGTCTTGTTATTCTATCTATCATCCATAATAGCTTATTATATTGTTTCAAATTCTTATAATTTGTAACTCCTTTTTCTATATAAACTAACTGATCTTTATATAAAATTAGCTTAGCACCAGTAAGTTCCTTTAATTCAGACACAATTGCAGTATGGTCATGATGATGATGTGTCAATAGGATATACTGAATTTGTAGAGGCTTAACTCCTATTTGATGTAGTTTTTTGAGAAAAACATTTAGTTGTCCCTTCCACCCCGCATCAATAAGCAAGAAACCACCCTTACAGGGCTCTAAATAAAAATTCGTCGAGTTATATGTTATTTCCATATCTTATTATTCGCTATTTTAAACTCATTTGAAATCAGGTGCAAAATTAATCTTGTTTCTAATTTGCCATATTGAAAAATATGCCATACTTTTGTCCAAATACGACATTTGAACTTATGTATATAACCGTTGGAGTATTCAATACAATTCTAAAGCAATTTGAGGATATTGATTTAGACAAGGATGATATTTTTTCATCATTCAATGTACAACTTGAAGTTCTGGTAGCACCACAAACGAAAGACGAAAAGCCTTGTAAGACAAGAACTTACAAGGCTTCTTCTTTTTGGGAGCCCAAATGGGTGCCCACTCCGATATTTCGGAATAATCTACTGATATACAACCTTTTATGCTTTGTATTTACACTTGTCTTGTAATGAATCAACCCTCAACCAGCAGGCTGATTAAGCCAATAACTCAGTTGCGTATTGGGCTCCGGCAGAGCCCGCACTACCCAACAGAGAAGGCATTCAATGCCTCTTCAGTCAGTACAACAAGAAGTATCCTACCAGATTCTCATCTTCTTCATTGAGCGGTTTCTCAATAATATCCCATGATAAGGGACTAGAGACAAGTGTTTGGATTTTCCTGCACAGATTATACAGGTCTTCAAGTTCCAGATCACAGGATTCATTTCCTATTATATGGAATTGATGCCTTACAAGCAATGAGCTGGCTTCTTGCTGCTGCATCCATGTTTTGATTTCTCTGATAGAGGTTTCCGTATTGTTCAATTGTAAGTCACTGCTATCTTTTGTATTGCAGTTAATGAACCTGATTATGTAGTCTTGCTTCATACCTTTTGATAGTTGAAAGAGCTTTATAATTCTTACCACATGAGATTGAGAGGTAATACATTGAATCCGAACAATCTTCCAAACCAAAGACCATCCGGATTCTACTTACCTATGATTATTTTATATATTAAGTCATATTCTGGAAGCTGGTTGTGTCACTCAAAAACTTTAATAAAGTATTTCCCGTCTTTCCATTACGATTCTTAGCAACTATGATTTCAGCCATCCCATGTAGGTCATTCCCTTTTTCATCTTGGTATATATGGTAATATTCGGGACGATGAATAAAGCAAATCATATCCGCATCTTGTTCAATAGTTCTGGATTCTCGAAGATCACTTAATTGAGGACGTTTTCCATTAATGCCTTCACGTGATTCTACACCACGATTTAACTGAGAGAAAGCAATGATAGGAATATTCAATTCCATAGACAATGCTTTGAGTGAACGAGTAATTGCACTAACCTCTTCTTCACGATTACCAAAAGTCATACCACCGGCATTCATCAATTGGAGATAGTCAATTATTATTAGCTTTACTTGATATTCTCGCACAAGGCGAAATGCTTTAGTACGAAGTTCATAAATTGATAACGCAGGCGTGTCATCCAAAAAGACAGGAGCATTGTCTATTACTTTTTCTGCCTCATCCAATAAGATTTGTTCTTTTTTATTGTATAATTTAGACTTGAACCGTTCGATACCACTTATGTTTGATAAAAACCTATTCATAAATTGTACAGTAGACATTTCAAGGCTAAAGTAAGCAACTGGAACCCTATTAAGAATAGCGATATTTTTTATCATCGACAATCCAAATGCCGTTTTTCCCATTGCCGGACGTCCGGCAATCACAATTAGTTCCCCATTTTTCCAACCGCATGTGATGTTATCCAATTCTGTAAAACCAGATTGTATAGCATCCTCACTTACATGTTTATACTTGAATATATTTAACCTTCTCATATTCTTTTCCTTATTTAGTCTTAATGTCGCAAAGTAATCATAGTGCATATATCATTTCCTACATAGCTCACAGAAAAAGCCGCTACAATGATGCTGCAGCGGCTTCTCTAAAAATATATCTATACCTTATTTTAGGATTTTTCAATAAGGTTTGTGGGGACGCCATAACTTCAATGTCTCGCTTCTCACAACTCGCTGTCATCATTCATTTCAGACATGGCATTCATCATTTTGACTTGAATTTTAGCCATCCGTTTCACTTGTTTTGAGCTTAATGATTTTGATGTTTCAGCTTCTTTCAAGCTCTTCTCTAACTTCTTTGCTTTTTCAAGTAAGTCGGGATAATCAAATAATGCGTCCAAGCTATCATCATCATTTACCTTTTTCATCATTGTTATATACTTATCAGCGTATGCTTCGTAGTCGTCTAGCATTTTGTCCCATTTTTTATCACCTGTATCAGAGAGTGTATCATCTTCATCGTTATCTTCGCTTTCATTATTACGACTTGCTAATGAGCCCCTCTTATCTTTTTCAATCTTTTTGCTAGTGATAAAAAATGTAGCAGCATCTTCGGGTAGTATGTCCTTTAGGAAATCTTTAAATAGTATCCAATTTTCATCCCCTTCTTTAGAGACCATATCTTTTAGAAGCCCATCAGCCTCAAAACTACTTGGTATATCCGTAAAATTAGCTATAGGTTGTCCTTCCTTATTACAAACGGTTAAGAAGAGTGGTCCATGATTGCCATCATGGAATCCATAATCTGATGGCTCTCCTTTACCTATGGATTTAATTTTTATTTGTATTTGTCCTTCAAGAAACATATTGCGTTTGCATTCCATTTTATATGTACCTTCAACAACCTCAAAGACATCCGACAAATAACCTTTTACTTTTTTCTCATAAGGTTTCAACTCAACAGTCTTATCTTCCGATTTCGTCTGTTTATTACCTCCACAAGAAGCTAAAAACAAAGCTCCTACAACCATAAAAAACACTTTTACTTTCATAATTTGTTGTTTAATAAATTAATAATTTTATTAGTTATCGTATAATACTTTTTTAATTCTATCTGATAATTCTTCCAATCCCACTTCGTTTAAAACTTTCAATTTGGCTTCTTTTTCTATCAAAAGGGGATGCTTGGGATAGCCCTTTATAGTAGCCCCATATGCTTTGAAATGATAATTTCCACTGAACAAACTGATTATACCTTGTATGTTCTTATCTTCATTTCCGAATAACAGTTCAGACAAGTATGTCCGTTTTGTATCGTCAATAACCGCACCCCAAGCGCACCACACATCTGCCTGTTCAATAGTAGATAACAGTTCTTCTATGGCTGCAAGATTACGTAGATGAATCTCCATGCAATAATTATCATCTGTATCCATATTATTTGGATTAGTCGCTCTTTGCGGATAGACATTCAACATGTACCATGCTCCATATTCACCGCTTTTTTTTGTATAGGCTTGCACTCTCCTTAGTGTTGGATCAAGGAAGTTTGGCATTGCCATACTAGGATTGACGCCAATACAAATCAATACATTCCGTTTATCCGTATCGAATTGTTCCCCTAACACGTAACGCACATCTGTAAGTTCGCAATTATAGCTTCTTCGATATTTTTCTTCAACCTCATATTCATAAAACCAACCCTTTTGCATTATTTTTTTGTTCATACTCATAGTTTTTCTTGCGTCGCTTAGTATTTCTAAGCACAAAGATAAATCTTTTTTTCATCTTTACAAATTCAAAAACAATGTTTTATGAAGTCAGAGATCGATTTATTTGTGATTAATAAGATTAAAGAAAAGAGGAAAGAACTAAAAGTATCTCAGCGAGGTATGGCTGAGATATTAGATTGTTCCGCTGGTTTCATAGGACAAGTTGAAAGTGAAAACTCTGATACTAAATATAGTGTACATCAACTTTATCTCATTGCTAAAGATTTTAATTGCTCACCTGCTGATTTTTTCCCTCCGATCAACTCTAAAACTTAATAGCTTACAGGAGCGGCAAGACACAACTGGTTCAGCAAATAAACTTTAGTTTCTGACTATCCGCTTTCGTCCTCTTTTTCGCTTCAACAAAGAATTCAAATAAGCGCTAGGTCTAAAATACACAACTCTCTTTGCAGGTATCTCAATAGGCACAAAAGTGCTAGGGTTCATTCCCCTCCTTGCAGGCTTTTGTTTTACAAAGAATGTTCCGAACCCCATAAGAAGCAGTTTCCCATCTTTTTTCATCTCTTCAATGACAATACCAATTATTACGTTAAGTAGCTTTCGAGATTCTTTTTTATTCATTCCCGTTTCCTCTGCAATGGCATCTACCAATTCCTTTTTATTCATACAATAATGTTTTTAGTTAATAATTATTCTATAGTCTCTATTATACTCATTCCAAGCTTTTTCGCAATATAATATTCGATTCTTGCCCCTTTAGACATCTGCCAATTATCAATAAGATAAATCGCCTCACAATCAAATAAAAGCCTCAAATCATCTATCATGTAATCTTTCCATGATTTATTTTTTATCGGAGGATTGATACGCATTGGATTTACCGGATTATAACCTTTTTCTAGTAACATTTTTTCAGCTCTGTCAAAATAGATTTTTGCCTCTTTTTCTTTCAGTCCTGTTATCTGTCCTGAGATGTATATTTTCATTAGTTATTGCTTTATATTCAGAGAAGATTTTCAAGAATCGTTCCGTCTTTATCAGATATGACGAGGCGTCATATTGTGATTTTCAAGTATATGACTTTACTAATCCAATATGACGCCTCGTCATATGTAGCACGTTTATACCTTATTAGTTATTGGCTTAATAGACAGCGTACCTTTTCAAGAACAACATCCTTTTCCATTTCCTGATTACCCCATATTTGAGCCATTTCCTTTATCCGTTTCATTGTCCTTCCGAAAGCGGCTCTTGATCCTTTTCCATAAATTCCCAAATCTTTTATTTCTTGCTCAATAGCCTTTAGATTTCCATTATGATTACAGACAATATTCCATATGCCAAAGTCCAAAAGGGTTTCTATTTTCACTTTGTTTGAGATGGCTCTTTCCGTAAATATCTTATCAAATTGAGAAAGAACTACATTTTTCTTTACACTAAACACTGATTTTAAGCTAGTATCTTTAATTCCTAGCTCTTTCTTTATTTTGCTCATATTTTCAAGTTTAACTTCAAAGCGGGTTTTCCCAACAAAATATTCAATAATCTTATCAGCATTTTCTACCAACCCCAAGAATCCTCTATTTTTAGCTTGCACTATTTCCACTCCCTTATCGTAGATACTTATCGCTTCTTTACTATTCGATGATTTAACATTCTTGGAGAACAAAATAGCTGTTTTATAGCGTTTCCAGTCATATCGCCGAAAATTGCCTGTACAAAGATTCAGGCTATCCAATATAGCTGGCGTAAGTTCTAATTCAACATCTTTAGTAATATGTAATTTGGTAACATAGCAGTCTTCCATGATACGGTCAATATCCAATGCACAGATTCCTGTTTCGTTTATATTCTGCAAACACTGAGCAAATGTTTCAGAAGATATTAATTTAGGATAATCTTCCCATAATACTTTAGAAGAAAATTCAATGCTCATCTTTCCTGATAATAAATTGGCATGGATATACAATTCAAATGGAACAATAGTTCTATTTCTCTGAGAATTAAAGGTTACTGACCTTATAGTTCTTTCATCCGACAAATCAATATCAGTTGTAAAGGCTGATTTATCCAATGCTTTGAGATAGGTACTATGTGTCACAATCTTTATTGTATCAAATACTAAGAATTCATTCATAATAATCATAGGTTTTTACTTATATATTTGGAGAGTAAAAGGATTAGATCACACGTTACCGAAGAAGATACGAATGTTAAACTTGATAGGGAGAATGAAACGCCTCATTCTCCCTATCTTTTCAATCATACCACAAGTATTGATAGCTTTCATCCGGCAGAATCAGCTCCATTGCAACAGCCTTTAGCTTATCTCTATTTTCTGAGACAATGTACTTTGTACAATCGTCAACAATCTCAATTACTGCATCTTTATCAAATCCGCACCCCTTAGTCAATACGTGAATATATTGCAGGATAATATAAGGAGGCAATGTAATCTTTTTCCTATTGCGATCTAAGCAATAATATCTTTTAGCCTTTTCACTTCGGTTTACATGTCCACATTCACTTCTCCTTATACAAGCAACACAAGATTTAGTATGCTCGCACTCTGTTTTAATATCCAATATCTCACTTTTTGCAAGCTCATCATAGTAATCTCTTTTCATATAAATATGTTTTTTAATGAATAATCTTCTTCTAAAGTCCATTCCTTATTCGATTTAATTTCTTCTGCAGCAGTAACATCAAGAGGTACTTTTTTAATAAAAACAAACATGCCCTGTGACTTACGAACTAATTGAAACCCCAGCCCTTTTAAACGTGACGAAAATGTCTTGCGTGAACACGCATGGCAGTTTGATTCGCTACAATAATTCATGTATTCCTCAAACAAATATTTGAGCGCCATACAGTCTTTGTTTTCTGTTGATTTTTCATAGTTACTATCATCAATGAAAGACGCTACACTATCAGCGTCAACCCGATACTCGGCTAACGCTCTATCTACCAATTCACTTTTAGAGAAACAACCTTGTGCAAGCAATCGCTCTGCACCTTTGATTATCCAATTCAAGATTCCGCTCAGTTCATTTTGTATAACTCTTTCGCCAAGTGTTCTATCTTGCTTTTCTACCGGAATTTGATTGAGAAAAGGTAGAATCATCAATCTTCTAAAATACGCATTCGTATATTCTATATTCTTAGGTAGTTCATTACAAGCAAACAGTAGGCTTGCATAATCATATATAGTATACGGATCCATATATAGGCGCTTGGCAGTCATGGGTTCTTTGGATACCAGCCTTTTAAAGTTGGATATATTAAATTTAGAACCCATTTCATAGCATATATTCAATAGTTTGTTTTCCAAATCAGCAACTGTACGGCTCTCTTCTGCACACAAACTCTCAACAGAACGCTCTACAACATTATCTCGCCCTAAGGCAGCAGAGATAATATTTATTATCAAACTCTTACCTTCTCCACCATGTCCATATAAAAGCAAAGCCTTCTGATGGTTGAAACGAGGAAAGAAAATGCTGGCAATATATTCTTGTAATATCATTTGTCCGTCCAAAGGCAAAGCTTCATTCAAAACTCGCTGGAATTCAGGAGCAGTGGCATCAGGTTTATAGCTATAATTCAACTTATAAAAGAAACAATCTCTTTTATCAAAAGGACGTAGTTCTACAAAATTAACTCCAAATACAACTGTTCCATTGTCGCAATTTATTTTAACAACGTCTGTATTTTGAGTCTCCATGTCTTTCACGACCGAGCGGAATTGCTTATACAACTCTTCCCCAAACCGATGGTGTTTTGCCTTATACTCATGGATTTCCCCAAGATTAGCAACAGTTGTAAGAAGCTGAGTTATTTCTTTAGAAGTAATCTGCTCCCAATGGGTTTTCACATATATATAATGTGTACCACCTCTCCACACAAAATCAGATTCTGCTTTATCAGCCAACCACAAGACAGTATTTACCACCTCTACGATCAAACCAGCTTTACTTTTATCATTATCCAGACTTTTGAAAGAGATGTTATGTTCTTGGACAAGTCTACAGAGCTCATTCAGTACGTTTCTTTTTACTGCATCCATTGTTGTTTACTGATTAAGCGTTAGCACTACTTTTTCTAAATCTGAGAGAAGAAAGAGAGACCTACGACCTACTTTTCTACATTTTAGATGTCCTTGTTGGACTAACCGTCCTAAAGTAGAGAGGCTAATTCTTAACAGTTCGGCTGCATCATTGCGCCCCAAGTAAGCGGGAGCAACATTTCTCTTTTGAGATTGCTTGTTTTGAGCACTCAATACAGCAGTAACAGCCGCTTCTACTTCCGCTCGTACTAGAGCTTGAAGTTCTTTTGCATCGCATACAATAATATTTGCCATAAGCATTTTAATATTAAATTTTTGATGCAAAACTACAATAGTAAAAAATAGCAAGCAAACATTTATACACTCTTAAACACTAATACAACGTCTGATAATCAGACACTTAAACAGGTTGCATTAAAGTCGAAGCGCCCAGCGGGAGCTAGAGAAAACAAATCCAATGTTAATAATAATTAAATAATTTCCGTTTAACAAAAAGAAGCATTTAAAAGGTCATAATGGTTGATATTTTACTCAGCAGAGTATCCTCTTTCTTCATATGAACTTCATTATCATGCAGGAGAAAGGAATTGTTCAAGATGAACATTCTATATTATCCATATACACATCTAATTTTTCCAAAAAGGAAAAGTACATACCAATGATTAAGCCGCTCTCTCTTTGAGAGACCGTCAGAACAGATTGTAGACGTAGAACGCCTTTGGGAAATAGGAGATATTAATTAGGGCAGGTTGTGCGGCGTTCTACGCCCACAACCTGCCCTCCGCTCTCTCAAAGTAAAATTAATATTAAAAGAAAAAACACTTTATTTTGGAAAAAGAAAAAAGAATAAGTATAAGAAAAAAACTACATTTGCTACATTATCTACATCAATGAGGATTAGACGAAGAATTCGTGTGTTTGCAACAACTGGGCATTTTCCTCTTTACTAATGCGGATGTACTTCATGAATGAAGTTTCAGTCTTATGCCCAGTAATTGCCATTATTGCTAGCGTAGGCACGTTTCGTTTATACGCATTGGTAGCAAAACTCCTACGGGCTGTATGGGTAGTAACTTTGTCACATTTACGGGCTGTACATTCCTTATGTGTTCCACCAACGGTTTCGGTATATGATATAATTTCCGTAATACCAGCCTGTTCACATAACTTTTTAAGCATTCGGTTCGTTGATTGGTTACATTGCGGTTTCGGCAGTTTGTTTCCATAGCGCTCCAATATCTCCTTTACAATTCGATGTATCGGGATCACGACTTGATTACGTGTTTTATAAGTAACTATTGTTATTGTGTTTTTTTCCAGATTAATATGCTCCATACTTAGTCTGGATATGTCAGAATATCTTAGCCCCGTATAACACGAAATCAAGAAGCAATCCCTAACCTCTGCCTGATTAGTTGGCAATTCAAGAGCATACAAGGCAGCTAACTCGTTTTCGGTAAGGTAGATTGTATTTGCTTCTTCCTTTAACGGAACGAAGTCCTTCTTGAATACACTATTATTTGTAGTGACATTGTTATCGAAAGCATGGCGCATGAACACCTTAATCGTCTTTATAAACTTACCAATTGAGTTCAGTTTGTATTCACCGTTATGATGCTTTATATCATATAGAAAGTTTATGAAGTCATTACGAAATTCTAGATTAACAGCTTCTATCTTTATCGTTATATTACGGGCTGCTGCATATTTCTTTAAAATATTCCTTGTGGATTTATAGGTAGCTAAGGTAGCTGGAGACAATTTTGTACCATCCACATTTAGTATTTTACCTTGTTTGCATAAATCCATGTAATAGTCTATATAAGATATAAAGTCGGGGAATATCGGTTTCTCTTCTTCCTTCTTCTTCTTAAGTGCCTTTATTAACTCTTCCTTTATCAGACTGGCTGTCGGAGTTATGTCCCGACTTTTGTAGCTCTCTATTATTTTAATTAAGGTATTAGTCGTTTTTTCAATTTCTTTATTGATGTTACGCAGCGCAACTTGCAGCATGGGATTGCCTTTTAGCTCGTTATTCCTTTTGACATCTTCTATGGCTTTTCCTGCTTCCTTATCCCAATATGAAGATTTGATTTTGTATTCCACTGGTAGGCAGTAGCTAAAGCGAACCCCACCAATCGTCATACGCAGACGTATCAAGGAGAACTCTTGCGTTGCATTCTTCAGTGAGTATTTGACGCAGTTCTGAGTAAAGATATTCTTATTATTCATATATTTGTAGGTTTATAACTAACAGAACTTTTTCAAGAGTCGTTCCTTTTTATATAGACCTTAATTTCTGTTTTCAAATGATTTGCGAACAATGGAACTCCACAATATGACAGATACGTCATAGTGCCCCAAAGTTACACATTTATTGCATAAAAAGTTAGAAACCTATCAATCAAGTCCTTGTTTTTTCATACTTTTACGGGAAATATGAAATGATATGTCTACAATAGAATTAACAGAACAGGAATTGACTATCAGAAAGCAACTTATTAAGGTCGCTTCTGAGGGGAAGACATTATATTATTCCGACTTAGTGAAAGAAGAAGATGCTACTCTTGTATATAGTCTGGGAACAATATTAGAAAAGATTACCCGATACGATATAGAGAACAAACAACCTATCTTGGCATCTATTGTTGTACTCAAATCCACAGGTTTACCTAGCGAAGGATTCTTTGAGCTCTGCGACACACTGGTTATAGATGTTCGTTTAAGTGATTTACAGAAAGAATGTTTTGAGTATTGGAATAGACACAATATATAGCTTGATATTTAGAAATGGAGGAAATCACATGCAAAGAACTTTTGAGCTTCAACAAACAGGCAATTCTAATTTTACAACTTGTTCTGCTAAAAAGTAAATTGTAAAAGAGATAACTAAAATATGGATAAACCAAAATTATAATTATCTTTGTGATTAGGTATAAAAATAATAAAAATGAGAGGATTTGTAGGTGGTTTTATCGGAGGTATAGTTTTCATATGCATTGCTATAGCAATATGTCTATTTTGTCATAGACATAATTCTGTCATACACCCTATACACATTGCAAATATTGAAGCTGTGCATGATTCTATTTCAATCGAAGAAATTAATGCAAAGATAGAATCAATAAACAAACTTAAAGAACAAGGTGTATTGTTAACGCCACAAGAGTATACAAACAATGTTGTTAATTACTATAATACAGTTATAACATTTTTAGTTGCTTTACTCGCAATATTTTCTTTGGTTACATTTTTTCATTTAAAATTCATTACTGTAGATGAAGTAAAGAAGCAAGTAAAAGAGCTATTGAGGAAATCCCCAGATATACAAAATGTAATTATTGAAAATACAAAAGGCAAGATAGAAGAACTTCTTTTTGATACTACAGAAAGAATTAACAAATTAGAAGCCGAGCTGAAAGACCTAAAAGAGTCATCAGAATGGGATGAATTTGAAGATGATAGCGAAGTTAAAAATAAAGCTGATTTAAAAAGATTGAAAGTAAAAAAATAA